TATAATTAATCGTACAAGGGAGCAATACAATGATAAAATTATATTGCGATATATGTGGAAAAGAGACATCGAGTCAATATAACAATGAATATCTCGAACGGATGTTTGATTTACGACATTTTTGTCAGGTTCATTATGAGCGATCCATACAACTGGAAAACGAAATAAGCGAGTTAATAGAAAAATACGAAGATCATTATGATAAACTTCGTACGGCAAGATATTTAACATTAAAAAAGTTATTGGATTCCAAGTGATTAATCCAAGATCATACGAAAATTTTTCCCTTTCATTATTGGATGCAGCGGAGAAGGCGACAACGGCAATGCTGGAAATGCAAACCCGTNTTGCAAGTATGTTGATTATCGAACCAAACGATATTATGAAAGCATCCGTTATCATGGAACGAGAAATCGCATCGATCATCCGGGAATATAACCGGGACGTTCAAGTGTGGGTTCGTGAAGATTTACCCGGTGCGTATTTGCGCGGCATACAGCATACAGATGCGGAGATAAGGTCGATCAATCCGCAAGCGATCCCGGAACGTATTCCACCTGAACGTCAACCGTTATCACCTGGAGGGCCGGCAACTCCCGGATCGTACCGAGTTGAAGGATTTGGCAATCTGCCCGGTCATAAGAACCTTGTTAATGTATTTCAAGCCGTAGCCGCCGAAGAGTTAAGTAAAACAGTAATGCCTATCATTCGGGATATACGGGATAAATTCCGAACCTTGACAATTGAAGCGACACGGGAATTTTTTCGGTCATCTGATACATTTACCCGGCGTAATTTATCACAAACAATATTAAATAGATTTGCCGATGAGGGATTGCAGGGAATTATTTATCGGGACGGACGACATGTATCACTTGAAGCATATAGCGAAATGGTAGGTCGTACAATGTCCGGTCGTGCAGCGATGCAAGCATCCTTAAATCGTTATCAGGAATACGGGCAGGACTTGGTACGAGTTTCATCACACGCTATGGCTTGCCCGATATGCGAACCGTGGGAAGGTGAGATATTATCACAGTCAGGCGATAATCAAGATTATGCAAGTCTTGATGAAGCGATCAATGATGGATTATTTCATCCGAATTGTGCTCATGATATATCACCCTACTTTCCCGGTGAGTCCGAACCGATTGAACCGTTCGCACATCCTGTTGAAAAACAATTATATAAAAAACACGGTGTTCCTCGTGGGAAAGAAATTGCATTCCAAGCATCACAGAAACAACGGTATTTGGAACGTGGTATCCGTAAATGGAAAAACCGGTCAGTCGTTGGATTAGACGAAGCAACGCGCAAATCAGCACAAATGAAAGTCCGGCATTGGCAGAAAAACCTTCGTTCGCATTTAGACGATCATCCCTATTTAATTCGTAAACGATGGCGGGAACAAATTGGCAAAGCAATATAATATTTCATACTCGCTTATGATGCACCCGTCTCGGATGCGTTTTAAAAAATACCTGTTGGATCATCTTGGTGATGATACACCGATTGCGCTTGAAACGGGAAACGGTCGATGGGACACAGGTAAAAGAGCATGGGAGTTAAGGGGTAAATCTGATATACATTTCGTTATACAAGATGATGCAATATTCTGTAAGGATTTTAAAACGGAAGTGCAGAATTTAATCAATCGTATCGGGAATGATCGCTGTGTATGTTTATATTATGCACGCCGGAAAAAATACCGACATCACGCCGAACGTGCAATCAATGCCGGGCGGGATCACGTTGTGCTACAACATTTACGCTGGGGGGTTGGTATCGGGCTTCGAACTAATTTAATTCCCGATATGATTCGTTATTGTGATAAACTAACAATCCCGAATTATGATATGAGAATCAAACACTGGTTATTGAATAAAAAAATTGAGACATATTACCCACTTCCATCATTATTAGATCACCGCCCGGATATTCCGAGTCTCGTCGGTCACGGCATTGGTCGTAAAGCAATATCATTTAAAGGTTAAATATGCGTATTGTTTCTTTTTACTTTGAAAACCCTACCAATGAAAAATATAAAATATTTTATAAAGCGTTTCTTAATAGCGTCAAAATCAATATGCCGACAATACCATTATCATTTATTAAATTACCGGAGCCGAGGGCAATACCGGGTGTCCCATTATCCCTATTACATAATTATCATAAATTAATAGTATGGATGGATTATTTAAACGACGACACAATATTTATTGATTGCGACACTGTTGTCTTAAGCGATCTAACGGAAGCATACAATGATAATTTTGATATAGCACTCACGAAACGAAAAAGGAAAAAACTTTTAAATACGGGTGTAGTTTTTTACCGACCAACAGGGAAAGACTTTTTTAATGAGTGGTATAAATGGAATAAAGTTTTAATGAAACGCATTATGTCCGGGAAAAAATATATAACAATAAATCAAGATGCACTTCGCTTGGCGTTGCAACACCAAGAGCACAAATTTTTAATAAAAATATTACCATGTCGAATATGGAATGCTTGTAATGAAGATTGGTCGGAAATCAACCGTGATACGAAAATGATACACTACAAAGCCGGGCCGGGTTCAATCCGGCACGAAGCGTTATCGAATAAAAAGTTATATGAAATAAATCCCAAATTTAGAAATGCTATAAGGATATTAAGAAATTATGCGTCTTATGAGACCGCCCGGCAAAATGAGACAAGGGCTATTGCAGTTGATTGATGATCTAGCTAGGGGAAATGTAATGGTTGAAGTTGGTTCGTGGGTTGGTGAATCAACAGAAATGTTTGCACTATCCGGGAAATTCAAACATATATTCGCTGTTGATTCGTGGAATGGTGATGAATCGATATACTGCGAACCGTTATTTGACGATAGGATAAAAAAATATTCTAATGTTTATAAATACAAATTGGAAAGTCTCGAAGCATTATCATTTATACGGCAAGCTGATTTTGTTTATCTTGACGGTGACCATCGTTATGAATATTTTAAAAGTGAATTACACGCTTGGTCGTTAATTACACCTATTATCGGCGGTCATGATTACGGAAGTCCGAAATGGAAGGGTGTAAAACAAGCTGTTGATGAAATATTCGGCAAACCTGATAAAATATATGAGGATCGATCATGGATAAAAAAACTTGTGTAGTTGTACCTACAAACCGCGAACAATCAATAAATGAATTTCTGAAAGCATGGAAGGATATATTTAATCAATACCAGTTTGATGTTATGGTTATTGAAGATAATAAACAACCGACATTAAGAATAAACGAACCGTATAATTATCATTTTACGTGGAAAGATATTGATGGCGAACTTAATAATTGCAAATGGATCATACCGCGACAAACCGATTGCGTGCGATCCTTTGGTTATTATATGGGTTATAAAATAGGATACGATTATATAATTACATTAGATGATGATTGCTTTCCTGCTGATAAAATCTTGGAACACATCACGGCATTAAATAATCCCGTAAATTTCGATTTATGGTATCCTACAATTTCGCCGAAGCCGAGAGGATTCCCATATTATAAAACGGAAAGAAATTATGAGACATTAATCAATCATGGTTTGTGGTATGGTGTCCCGGATTATGATGCTCCGACGCAATTATACCAAGCAATAAAAGTTGATGAAATAAATTATTATGAAGGATCAATTCCGAAAGGTAAATACTTCCCAATGTGCGGTATGAATTTAGCTTTTAAACGTGAAGCCGTACCAATGATGTATTTTTTACTAATGGGAAAGAATTATACTTATGACCGTTTCGGTGATATATGGTGCGGATTGTTTGCAAAAAAAATATGCGACCATCTTGGATATGCAATAAAATCGGGTAAACCATTTGTTTATCATGAGCGTGCATCGAATGTATACGCTAATTTATCAAAAGAAATGCCGGGATATGAAATTAACGAATCGTTATGGCAAAGAATAGATAATGTCGTACTGACAAAAACAACAATCGTGGAATGTTATACAGAACTGGCTGATTCCATAGATGTGGAAGGTAAATATTGGGAAAATCTAAATCTGGCAATGGTATTATGGGCAGAGCTATTTTAGATATATGCATACCGTGTTACGAACGGACTTGGAAGCTCGACCAAACGATCAAAAGCATTGAACAAACTTGCGATATTGAATATAACTTAATTTATAACATTGAAAAACAAAGTGTTGTTTTGAATCGCTTGGCGTGTCTCAAACAATCAACATCCGATTATGTATTATGGCTTGATGACGACATAAAATTTACTACAAACGATTGGGCGAGTAAAACATATAACCGATTGTTGAATGATAAAAGTATTGGCGTTGTCGGCGTTGAAGTAGTATTTCCTGATACAATGAAACCACGACACAAGCGCAGTGGTGGCTTCCGTAAAGAGGTATGCGGTGCTTTTATGATGACTCGAAAGTTGCCAAATATTACATTTGATAAGAATTACATTAAAAGTCAAAAGGAAGATACAGATTATTGCTATCAAGTATATACTGCGGGCTTTAAAATTTATCAGGATAATACAATCAAAGTATTACATTATGCAAACAGATTAAATGATAACCGTAAACATAATAAACAATATTTTTTATCCAAGTGGGGACACATACATAAGAAATGATTGATTTTGTTTGCTGTTTAATCAATGCAGGACATCACGCCATACCGATATATACGGCACTCCCGGAAAAGTACAAGGGGACGTTATATTGTAACGATGAGGTCGCTGATTATGCGCGGGACTATGGTGTGCAGAATATCAAGTCTTATAAGGGGACGGGAACAATTGCCAATGATTTAATGAAATATAAACGCTTGACTGTTGTTAATTCGTTCGGTGATAACCGCCGGGCATTGTTGGGGAAAAGAAAAACCGTATTCGGTGAACATGGGGTCGGATATACATTTGACAACGGGCATGAGTCCTATGCAGGATCAAAAACCGGGCGATCAAATGTTGTAATGTTCTTATGTCAAAATAAACACGTACAGAAAATGAATCAGTCCGTATTCCCAAATATCCCTTGCCCGATAATCGGTATACCGAAAATGGATGCGTGGACAGGCCGGGAGTTTACGATTAATAAAGCCGATCCATTGGTTTGCATTTCATTTCATTGGGATTGTTTTGTGCATCCATTCACTCGGTCGTGCTGGAGGGATTACCTTCCACATCTTAAGTCGATCCGTCGGACATTCCGAACGGTCGGACACGCACATCCGAGGCATTACGATAAATTTGCTGACCGGTTCCGCAGGAATAAAATAAAAATGATACCAGACTTCCGGGATGTTATGGAAACGGTTGATATATATGTTAATGATTCATCAAGTACGATATTTGAATTCGCTTATTTAAACAAGCCGGTCGTACTAATGAACTCCGACCTTTACCCAAGAGATAAAAAAATGCCCGTTTCTGGCAACATAATTATGTCGGTGTCAACGTTGACGATCCAAAAACGATTGTCGATAAAATCCGGATGGCTATTGATGATCCGCCGGAACAACAAAAATTGAGAAAGCAAGCTATAGAGGCGGTTTTTACATACACAGATGGACATTGTGCAGAGCGTGCAGCAAAAGAAATTATTTCATTACTTTAATAATTAACACTTGACATTAATAAATTCAGGAGTTATATTTTCGCTATGGATGACGAACAAAACCAACCAAAAGAAGAAACCGGGACAGAACCGGTAAACGATCAACAGCCCGAAGGGCAGGATGATCTAAAGGCAACCATTGAACGGTATCAAACCGAAATTGATAAACTAAAATCGGAAAATGCTGAACGTCGGGTTGCTCAAAAGCAATTAATCGAATCAATTTCCTCCGCACTTGGTATTGAAGATAATAAAAAAGCGAAGGATGGCGATGCGTTGGTAAACGAATTAAAAACCTTGCGTACAGAGTTACAACAGGAACGTTTACTTAATCGTTTTAATTCAGTTGCAAAAAAGTTAGATGTTGATAAAAAGGCAAGTTTGATCCTTGCTGTTATCAAGGATAAAGGGCAATTATCAGACTTGACCGATGAAAAAGAAATAGAAAATTCAATTCGTGGGGTGATCAAGGATTATCCAGAATTGAAGAACAATACGGTTACGAAAGTTGGGGATGATACCGGGAAAACCGGTGAAGCGAACAATAAAAAAACCGTAAATGATATGATCCGGCAAGCGGCCGGTCTCTAACAGTTTGATTTACGAAATCAAACAAAACTTCTTATCAAAGGTTACTCCGCAGTAACCGATCCACGCATGGTCGTGGTTATGATTTATACACGGTGATAAATCGATGCGGTAATTAACAATATCGATCAAATTTATCAACGAGGTAAAAATTATGGCGACGACCTTTTCTCCACAAATATCACGCTCGGATGTCGTATTTCCAAGCGATGTATCAACCGAAATATTGCAGGATGTCCCACGACAGTCCGCAGTATTATCATTATTCCGGCGATTGCCGAATATGTCCCGGCAACAACACACCGTTCGAGTATTGGACGCATTACCAAAAGCAGAGTTTCTAAATGCCGATAATTACGATCCAGAAGTAACTTCGGATATTGGAATGAAACCGCTCTCAAAGCAAAAATGGATCGGTAAGATAATCCACGCCGAACCGCTCGCAGTTATCGTTCCGATTCCCGAAGATGTGTTGGCTGATACCGATTACGATATATGGGGAGAAGTTCGCCCACGTATCGCAGAGGCATTCGGTGCGGCAATCGATGCGGCGGTATTGTTTGGTAATGGTGCTCCGGGTGTCTGGCCATCATCTTTAACAGCGCAAGCGATTGCAGCTGGAAACAATATCGCATTCAATCCGACCACAGGAACGGACTTTGCCGACATAGCTGATTATATCGCAAAGCCGGATGGACTAATGTCCCTCGTGGAGGAGGATGGATATGAAGTAACCGGATTCGCATCGGCATCACGGGTTCGAGCAAAGTTGCGCGGGCTTCGTGACGATAACGGTCAATTTATTTTTCAACCGTCGATGCGTGAAGGTGAACCGAATCGTATATTTGGACTTCCATCATATTTCGCCAATACCGATGCCTGGGATAACGACACTGCATTGATGTTAGCTGGTAAATGGAGCGAGGCGGTGTATTCCATACGCTCGGATATATCATATAAGGTATTGACCGAAGCAACACTCACAAACGCAGACGGCGACACATTAAACCTCGCACAACAGGATGCTATTGCGTTACGTGCTGTTATGCGTCTTGGTTGGGAAGTTCCGAATCCTGTCAACCGGAAAAATGCTAATCGTGATACTCGTTTTCCATTTTCTGTGTTACAACCGGGTGAAGGGTCTTAATGAAAATCAAACTTTTGTTTGATCGTAATGAAGGCAAGGCGGGTGATATGTTAGAAGTCAACAAACATATTACCCGTTCGCTTGCCGACCGTTTAATCCGAACAAATAACGCAACCGAGATAACACCTGGTAGCAAGAAAGAGGGAAAAAATGTATCTCGAAGAAAACGAGTACGCACAGATAACGAATCGTGATATATCCGAAGCATTGGAATATCGGATTAAATTAGCATCCCGTTTATTAGATAGCCGTATCGGTTATTATGAATCGGATGAAACGACCGGATATAAACTTGATTTGGATAAATTACCGCACAATCAACAGCGTGCTGTAAAAATATGGGTTGCCTGGATGATTGCGTATTTGGCAACACATAATGATCAAGCTCCTTCGGCCGAATCAATCACACTCGGACGGTTCAGCGTTTCGCAGGGTGAGGGTAGTAATTATCTTCCGGATCAAATGTTATTTGCCGAATTTATCCTTTCGTCGTGTGGTATAATTAATCGTAAAGTGAGGGTAAAATGAGTACGGCTGTATTTGATTCGTTAATGACACAATCGGTTACATTGGTTAAACGAGTTCAGGATTATACGGGAACATTGACCGATGATACGGCAGAGGTCTTGGATGGGTTCGTACAATATGGAACGAGGCGAATCGTAAACCGTGAAGGTGAAGATATAAATGCAACAGCGATTGTATTCTTAAAAAAAGATGCACCAATCGATCTGGGGCACGAATGGTATACGGTTATTCACGAAGGACGAAGGATGAAAGTTGAATCAATTGATCCGATTGTTGACCCAAGATATAACTATCGCACGCATTATGAATTGACGGTGATTTAATATGGCATGGAAATCTTGGCGTGGAGAGTTAGCAAAAACTTTGATGCGTGAAGGATCGCACGAAGGCGTTTATCGTATGGGTCATGTGATATTGGAACAAGCGAAGAGTGAAGTCCCATTGGATGAAGGGACATTACAACGGTCAGGGACGGTAACAATGAACCCGGATGGATCACCACAAGGTGTAATTCATTTTGGTTATGGTCAGGGAACAGGGGTGCCAAGAATCCCGTATGCGGTCAGATGGCATGAAAATAGTGCAAGGTTTCAACGAGGTAGAAAGAACAGATACCTTGCCGATCCGTTTAATAGGTTAATTAATAAATTGCCGGAATTTTTAAAGCGTGCAATACGAAGGCGGTTAAAATGATCGGTGAATATTTAATAAAATTATTACAGGATGAAGCAATCGGGTCGAACTATTATTTAAACTTTCAACCTGAAAGTCCGAATGATTGTATTACGATATACGATGAAACCGCACCGGTATTGAACTCGTCTCATTATTTTGATAATGATCATTTCGGAATACAAATATTGGTTAGGAGTGTAAATTCTCTAACCGCACGAGATACGTTAATGGAAATACATAAATTCCTTGCCGGGTTTGGTGGAGAGAAGATGTCGGGCGATTCTCCGTTGATAATCGATTCACAAATCGTTACAACACCGGCACCGATTGGAGCGGACACCAGAAACCGATTTGAATATTCCGGGCATTACGCTTTTATGGTAAAATCAGAAAACAACACATATAGGAGATAAATATATGGCGGATTACAAACGAAGTGCAGGCACACTCATTTACATCGACGGTTTGCCAGTTGGTAAAGTTAATTCATTTACGCGAACCCGTGAGGTATCGGAAGAAGATGTCACAGGGTTTGAGGACGTTCAGGGAACCGCACCGGAACAAATCAACGTGTTACAGTTTATCGCCGTTGCAGTTGGTGAAACAGCCGCATTGGGTGGTATATCACTTGAAGGTGATGATGGACAGGATGCACTTTCAGATGCAGCGGATTCCGGGCAAATTGTTGTTATCAAACAAGAGACACAAGCCGGATCGGGATTTGAGTTGACGGGATTTTTAACGAACTTTGAGGAAACAGGAGAAATTCCGGGAACATATACATGGACGGCAAATTTCCGGGTCAACAGTAAATCTAAAATCGGATCATAACAATGAGTGATAAAAAAGTTGTACCGGATCAACAAGAAGTTGATCGCAGGTTGCGCTTATTGGATGAAGCAGAAGAGCGTGCCCGTGAATATCAAACAATGGAATTATCAAGCGATTACGATGAAGCCATAAAAGAGCATCGCAAACGCAAACAACCGTTGATTGTAAAGTTTCAAGGCAAGCGATATGAAATGCCATCGTCGATCCCGTTTTCATTATCAGTATTTATCATGCGTGAATGTATACAAAAGGTCAAAGGATCGGATGGAAAGATGAAGGAAATATTTGTATTCCCGGATGATAAGGTTCTTGAATTTATGGAACGGGTATTCGGTAAACAATTCGCACAAGCGGTAATGAGTTCAGATATAGGGACTGATTTTGTTGCGGAAGTTATCATACCGGATATTCTCGGTAAGTGGGGGTTGATGGTAAATAATAATCAATCCGAAGAAAAAAAAACAGCGATACCCGGTTAATCGTCTGGGGCTGGGGAGCGATTGAGTCCGATTTTCAACGGTTTTATAATCTTGATTTGAATGATGCTTGTTTTAATGATTCGATAACGTGGAGAAAATTCAAAACATTATTAAAACATTTACCGGCTGATTCGGCATGGGGTTATTTCCTCGCCGATAAAAATAAACGTCGATTGGCTGAAAATCCGGAATTTGATATTCGCAGTGTTAAATTAAAAAAGCGAGGTAATTAATGTCATTTATTGTTGGCGAATTATCAACACCAATTTCAGCAGACACAAAAGGATTTGACAGAGACATTGACCGGGTAAGGAAGACCGGTGAAAAAACCGCACGAACCCTTTCCGCACGCTTCCAACAAGTAGGTAAATCAATTTCCAATGCCGGATCAATTGCAACTCGATTTGTAACTGGCCCGCTATTGGCAGTTGGAGGCGGGATCATGCTATTGGCTAACCGGACAGCTAACTATGCTGATGAAATAGATAAAATGTCGATCCGTACCGGGTTGGCAACCGATACGTTGCAAGAGTTACGTTTTGCGGCAGATCAAACCGGGGTTGAATTCGACGCTGTTCAGGGAGTTATTGAATCATTTACTCGCCGTATACCAACACTTGTTCAAGGTACTTCTGATTCCGCACGAGAGTTTCAAAAATTAAATATTGATTTACGGGATAGTGAGGGGAATATGCGGTCGATGTCAAGTATATTCCCGGCGGTCATTCGTCAGTTGGCATCGATGGAAAACGTGACAGAACGAAATGCTGTTGCTACTCAAATATTTGGCAGGCGTGCATTTGAAATCGTTCCGTTGTTAGATGCTGGAGAAAAAGGTATTGAACAATTTACGAAGCGTGCTCACGAACTCGGACTTGTTATGTCCGATGAAGCGATCAAGACCGCCGTTGATTATAAGGACGAACTATCTGCATTAAAACAAGAATTCGGAGCGGTCGGTCGTGAGTTGGCGGTAAAATTAATGCCTGTTATAAAAGATGAATTGGTTCCGATAATTCGGGAAGAACTGATTCCGATGTTTAAAAGTTTTGTCGAGTGGGTTGCTAAAACAACAAGAAAGTTTTCGGAATTGGATCAAGGGACGCAAAAGTTAATTATACAAATGGGAGGATTGGCATTAGTTGGAGGGCCTGTATTAAAAGTAATCGGTGGATTAATTAAAGGCGTTGTTGCACTAAAAGCAGGGATTGCGGCACTAGCAGCACCGTTGATTGCATTACCGGCGATTGCATTGGGTGCAGCCGAAGGATTAAAACGCCTGTTACATAATACCGAAAAAAACAAAGAGGAAGTAAATAAACTTGCTAAAGAATTTATTCGCTTGAATCCGGAGGCGGCGAAATTCTCGAATGAGTTTATAAGATCGACAGACAATATTGATGATAATACAGAATCAATTGAAGATAACAACAAAGCATTAAATGATAATGTTAATACTGTTGGAACATTATCGGAAAAATTACAACAATTACAAGTTCAGCGTGATGGCATATTAAATATTAATCGGGAATTAACCGCTTCAGAATATCGACAGGCACGGGCATTACAAATGCAGGCAGACGCTTTAGAAAAAGTAATTGCTATACGTGAACGAATGATTCAACCGGTAAAAGAGCTGAATACTGCCGAACGGACTTATCAAACGATAATATCCGGGATACCAAGTCAATTAGAGTTGGTACGTGCCGCAATGGAACAAACTATCGAAACAATACGCGCAATGTCCCATGCGGAATATCAAGCGTTGAAGTGGACAATGATGCGCGCTGATGAAACAATTAAATCTGCAAGGGATGTTGCCAATGCTATGATTGCCGAAGCACGGCGGGTGATCCAAGCGAAGTTCGCAGAAGGTATGGCGGGAGTGTTGGCCGATGCTGGATTAAAATTCGGTATACTTGCTCCGGTAGTCGGGGTCGGTATTGCCGGTGCATTTTCAGCATTTTGGAATAAATTCATTCCGAAGTTGGCGAAGGGCGGTATCATCCCGCCCGGACACCCAAACGATTCATTTCCGGCAATGTTATCATCCGGTGAAGCTGTAATTCCGCTTGACCGCCATAATGAATTTATCGGAGGGAAAGAAATTAATTTGAATATCCATTTAACCGGGGATGTCCGCGCACGGGATAACGAGTTAGCATATATTATAAATCAAGTAATTAAGAAGCGTGCGAGGTTGACGTAATGCACGAACCGGTATATCACACGAACTTCAAAGATTTATTCGGTAACGATTGGCGAATTGAAATCGCCGTTGCTGGGTTGTTGCGCTGGAATCCTTCCGAATATAACTATGGACAGGTATATTTACCGAAATTACAAACATTTGTATTAACTAATCTGTCAGCAGAAAATGAGGCCATTGTTGATATATCAATTATCGGGGATCGATTCGAGATTGTTAATTTATACGATATGTCCGGGATCGTGCTGCAACCGGGTGAATCAATAGATGTTATTGTTGAGTTTGATGGAATGATTGCGGGAGCGTACACGGGGACGTTACGAGCAACATCCGGCGGGGTAAATTATGATGTTGAATTGGTCGGTACGTGGTTAATAGATGAACAATATGATACAGGATCATAAATGAGTCAATTAATAAAAGGAACAGGACGACCGGTTAGAATATTTTACGAAGGTGAAGGCGATACCTATAAACCGGTCAAAGGTTCACGGTGTGAGTGGGAAATCAAAGTTCAAGACCCGGCAGTGAGAAATTTTTTAATTAATATGTTCGGTGCGGTCGATGATATGTACCGAATACGGGTATATAAAAATGATGAGTTATATTGGATCGGTTCAGTTGTAAACGATTTTTACTTTGAGCAGTTTAATAAATTACCGTTCACGGCAAAGGTAGTAGCTGAAGACGGTTTGGGACGATTACAGAACATCCCGTTTGTTGATGATAACAATGCACCGTTGACCGGCTATGCGTCAATGGTTGATATAATTTTAATTTGTCTAAACAAGTTAAATTTGGAATTGCCATTAATCACCGCAGATGCGATCCGCGCAACTATTATGGACGATACAGACCCATTGAACCAAGCGTTGATTGATATGTCCGTATTCGTTGACCGTGACGGTGATCCGTTATCCTGCTATGATGTATTGGAACAGATATTGAAAAAGAAGGGTATTACGATACGGCAGGCATTTTTCCCGGTTGATTTTGAACCATTAGAAAAAATGATATATGGGTTTTACAATAATGATGATTTTTATACTATCAATATATATGAAAATAATTTACAACAACCGGCCGAATCGGACAGTGTTGTTGATAGTCTAAACCCTGATTTATCAGAGGGATATTTTGATTTCTTTACATTCGGTTTTAATAAACAACCGAATGGGGCTATCGATTCAACAGGGAAAACATATCTTATACATCGGCGATATAATGTCCCGACATATCCACAAAGGTCTATTTGGTTAAGTATTAAAGATGAATATGAGGATGTATGGACAACAGAAAAGATAAATGATGATTTAAATAATACAACCGAATTGGAAGATCAAGCATTTATCTTAATTGATAGTAATGATCTGTTGCATATATTTTGGTTCCAAATCGAAAACGATGGAACAAGTTATTTCCGGTATCGCACTCGCACATCCGAGGGCGTATATAGTGCCGTTTATAATTTCCCTTCTGGTGGGACAAATTATCCCGGCGGTGCGAATGCAGTGATCGATTCCAATAATATAATACATTTTATAGAACATGATGCAGCGGGGAATTTACATTATTTTACAATCAATGGCGGTTCTGTCGTTTCATACGGTCAAATATCCGGGTTGTCCGTTTATTGGGGCGGGTCATTATCAATGGCGTTGTTTAATGGAAATATACATTTTATCGTAAATCGTAGGTCGAACGATTACTTGCATCATTTCATTTATAACGGTATTGCTTGGAGTGAGGAGGTTATTAAAACAGAGGCGACACAAAATCACGCATATATATTATTTAGCCGGTTGGGTAAGTTATATTTACTCGGTGGTGATTATAATACCGGATTCACCGGCTGTGAAATAGAATTGTTGTTATATGATGGGGAAAATTTTTCCGAGTTAATATTTGCAACGGAAATTATCGGTTCGGCGTTTGCACATCCCGTTATTTATATTGACGAGGATGAAAATATTTATATCTTATGGTGCGATTGGGATTACGGCCGCATTGGTATCTTAACTCGTATCGATGGGGTCTGGGGCAGCCCGATATTTAAGGGTGACGGGGTTAATCCATCATTTTATTATGTATATCCGGCAATAGCAGCAAGAGGGTGAAAATGATCGGGTGGTTTGCATTTCAACGGAGCGAATACAATAATGAGATCATACCCGTGAATGGTTATGATTACGAGGGTAATCACCTCGGGGAAGGGGAGGCAGAGCCACGCCGTACATATAACATTTCCGAGTCCCGAGCAACACCAAAATCAAGTAATGTTATAGATATTATTTCCGGTTCATCTTTGACGTTGGAACCAGCGATAACGAAGGTTACAAACATTTATCGTGGCGGATCGGTCGGTGAGTTAACCATTAATTCAAATTTTCAAACGTGGGCGGTTGTCGGTTCTTATTTTCTCCCGGTCGATTGGACAGCAAATGTGCCGGCATTCATTGAGCGACATACAAACGCTTCCCTTGATTATTCGGCTAAAATAAATAGTTCCGGGCCAATTCCGTCGGCATATTTACAGCAATCGGGAAAAGCGACTTTGATTGCCGATACTCAACGGTATTTGATCGCATCGGTAACGGCTAAATGGCTACCGCCGTTGTCGTTTAATCCCGGAGCCGGGATTCCGACCCTTTCATATTGGAGTTTGAAGGTCGGTGATCATTATCTCAATGCAGACGGATCATGGACAACCGGGGCGGAGGTCAAGATTGAATACCGGGGTGGGTTATTAGAACAGGGCGGGGTTCGCTATGATTGGACTACCCATACGATTCAAACCGATCCATTAGACGGCGTGGATGGAAATGTCGAATTGCGATTATACGAGGGTGAAGATAACGAAAACCAAGAGGGGATTTTATGGGATGCGATTTCGGTTAAGTTGGTTGATCCGGCGGAAACGGGCGATATAATTACAGAGGTGATTAATACCTCCGCATATCGATTGACGCCTCTTAATATGGGAACGTTTAATTTTGGGGACGGCCCGACAAGTGATTCAGAAGGAGCGATAAGGGTAGGTGATGATATTACAACAAATTGGAATTTGAATGGAGTTACCGTCAATACCATTGAAAGAATAATCGCATTAATGATATTACGATCATTAGCAAAACCAACCCGGATTATTCGAGGTGAATTTTTAATGGATGCGTTTATTATAAATTCTTTTA